CTACAGCGTAGTCACCAGATTCTTCAAAAGTTCTCTTTGCAAAATAATCTCTTATAATAGAATATTGACTCTTATCTTGTAATTTTTTAACTACACCATTATCAAGACGAATTAATTCTACGAAATTTTTATCATCAAAATCATCTAAAGATTTTTTAGCTAGTGTTGCACTAATTTTTAACCTATCTGCACCAGGAGCTGCATAGTTTGAAAATCCCTTTGCATTGTCATATAAACTTTCATCATCTCCAGGTGTAACAATTTCTTCTAAAATGTTTAAACCAACTCTATATGACGGGGTATTATCATATGCATCAAGGATAATTTGAGATTCTGGAACATCAACAACAGTTCCTCTAATAAAATAAACACCCTGTGATAAGTTAACTCTGGTTCCAATTGCAGATGCTTCCAAAGAAAAGACAGTAGCTACTGTCGAACCAGAATTAATAAGTGTCCTTCCGTACTGAATGTTGGATAGTGTAATTAATTCCTCACTATCCTCAAAAGTTGTAAAAACAGCGTCAGATCCAGCACTTTTATATTTTATAAAGAGTGTAGGGACCTCTACATCTAGAGTGGGAGGTAAAACATAATTATCTACAACTGCAATAGCACCAGAAGTTTGCCCTTGTAACTGAACTCCAATTAATTGATCCAGATATAATGAAACATCTACTCCCAAATGGTCTGGATTAATTTTGATCGAGTAATATGTACTATCATAAGTAATTCCTCCAGGAATTACCATCGAACCCTCTTTAAAAATATGACTACCAAAAGATTCTATCTGGTTTTGTAAAATACTCTGTAGCGTTGTTAACTCTCTTGCCTGAACTGGTGTTCCAGGTTTAAACAAAACTCGATAAAAATTATTATTTTTATCGAAATCGTCATAATATGGATTTATATTGAGATTTGTCTTTTGTGGCATTTTTAAAATTCCAGAATAATTTTAATGTCTTCTTTTTGTCTAGGGTTTCTCGCAATCAAAGGACGATTATCTAAGTAGATAATTTCTCCAGATGTTTTATTTATTTCAGGTAAAGCAACTCCATTTGTAAATTGAACTCCAAGATTTACAACTTTTGTTCCTGTTGGGTTTGTAGTGATACCACTAAATCCCAAATCAACAGATCCTGAAAATCCACCAACTGTTGTGACAATGGTTGCAGAACTTTCAAAATTTAAAACTTTTCCAGAAGTTGAGATACCAATATAATCAGTTTGATCTAGAGATCCATCGTTAAAATATAGAGATCTATCTCTAGTATACTTAACTACTTTTGTTTCTAAATCATAAGAAACTACATATCCAAGTGCAACACCACCAGTAACAGGTTGACGAATAATGTCGCCAACATTTAAAGTTCCATTTGTTGATGAAAACTTAAGAGCATACGCAGAAGAAAATTGATTTTCTGTAAAAATATTTGTAGATCCTATAGAGGTTGGATTCTTAAGAATTCCTATTTGAGCAAATTTAGAATCTGAAGGAAAATCTTTAGTCGAGTCATCAAATCTAGCATAAGCTAAAACTTTATCCGTCCCAAGTTCTTTATATAAATCATATCCATGCCCTTTAGAAGGTGGTATGATTGGAATTAATTTTGCAGCTTTAGCGGGAATTACATTAGAATTTATAGACCCGAGATCAACAATTCCAAATGAATATCCTTTACCACCAGCAGATACAATAGCATTTGTTATTTTTCCACCAACTACGTCCAGAACTACCTTTCCACCAGTTCCATCACCAAGAATATTAACTTCTTGACTTAATCCACTAGCATAGTTTTCGCCTTGTCGATCTATATAAACTTTTTTGATTTGGTTAGAATTTATTGAGGAATCTCCATTTTCACGTATTGCCTCAATTTGTGCATCAGTAGAATTGTCCCAATTGTTTGGAACGGCAACATAATCAGTAGAATCAAACTTTACAATATCACTTGGAGAAACTGTAAAAAGATATTTCCAAACATATCCATCTCCACTTTCGCCCGCCTTTGATGGTTCTAGATCGGTAAATGTTGGTTGATCTTGGGATGCATTACCTACAGTATTGATTCCAGAAGAACCATTATCTATGCAAATATAAACCCTATAATCAGCGTTCATGACATAATAATTTGCATCATACAATCTAGAGGATTGTGTTATAGGTGATGGGGATTCGACACTATAATCATGGCGATAGATTTCGTACCTTGCTCCTTGAGTCCAATCCCTTCTTCTAATTAACCTTCTAACATTTGAAGTGGTAATTTTCTTTCCAAAAACTATATTATCATACACATGATTAATATCATTAATAGAATCAACTGGATTTGGGACATTAGTGTCCCAATCTGCAGTTCTTCCATATCCAACTTGTGTTGGATTTGCTAAACCTACAAAAACATAATATGAATTATTTGACTCCGCAACAGAATCAATAAAATTACTCGCATTTAATATTCTAAATTGATCTGTGACAATAGATGCCATGTTATTAGTTTTTTTCTCTATTTATGTTATTTACTGAAGGATTTTTCTCAAAGCACCACCTTCTCTTAACCCATACCCTCTTCTCTGAATTAATGGGAAAGAAGATAAACCTGGATTAACAGTAAACCCAGTAACTGCTATTGCAAGTGGTTCTGTTGATCTAACAAATCCACCCATTTTACCCCAACTAAATCTACCACCGTTGGTAGTCGCACTACCAACTGTTACAATGCCAGTAACTACAGTATTAGAATTTATATTCGATATGATCTCAGCATTTGGTCCAAGGAAGTTTATATTGTGGACGTAGTAGATATTATCTAAGTAAGTAGTTCCTACACCTACGATTGACGCATTATCAAAATCAACGGATGTTACTCCAGATCCAATATTGGTATCAAATATACTAATTGGGTATCCTATTGATAATGGTGCAAATGTGGTATTAGCATTTAAGAAGAACTTAAGTGCTAAAGGATGTCCACCAACTCCAGTTGTAGTTGTAATTCCAGTAATAATTCCACTAAATCCTAGAATATCATTAATACTTGTAATTAATTCATAAGAACCAGATGAAACTGGTGCTATAACTTTGGGTGGATTTATAGTTTCATAACCTAATCCTTGATTTGCAACTGTTGCAGAAACTATGGCCCCATTTACAATAGAAGCCGTTGCAGTTGCTGTTGATCCAATACCAACTCCAATTTGTTTTGGAGCAGCTATTGCAATATCTACTGATGAACCAACATATCCACTACCACCACTTACAACATTCAGTGATTGTATCGTTCCGCCAGCACTTACAGATGCAGTAATTTTTGCTGCAATTGGATCTTCACTGGTTGCCAAAATAAGTGCATCAATTTCACTAACTCCAAGTGTAGAAGATGGTGATTGTTCTTCATATAAGAAAAGCTCAATATTATCTACGAATAAATCAGTATCTTCAGGTTTTACATCTTTGATAATTCTTGATGTTGGGAAAATTTGAGATTCTAATTGATCTCTAACTTTATATACAACTTCACCAGAGATAACTCTGTCAACTTTTTGTTTAATCCAAGTTAATGGTTTTGGATTAGCATCATCAATACCAGCACTAAAATACAAATTAGTTTCTAACTTGTCAGCAGCTGCAACTTCATAAACAACTCTTGGATCTTGGGAAATAGTCGTTCTAATTTCATTGTTTGATAATACTTGAACAGTGTCACCCTTTTTAATTGTTTCTGGAACATTGACAAATACACTATCACTATCTCTAGTTCCTCTATAGAAGAAAATTGCAATTTCGGATTCTGCACTTGGTGGTGAAGTAAATGTAAATGATGTACCACCATCAAACTGATACGAAATTTTAGGTGTTTGAGGTACACCGTTAATGAATATTAATAGAACACTATCCAAATCAAGCAATGCAGATTCTGGATCATTAGGATTCTTCTCAAAACTCAATAATTGACCATTGTATAGTAGAGGGAATCTGGTTCTAACTCCATCTTGTAATGGTTTAATAGAATCAATGAAATCAAGTTCACCAAATTGCCAGGCAGCAAAACTATCAGTATAAGTATCAAGAACAGTTAACTCAAAAGGTGCTATTGGTTGAGAGTATCCTTTAGCAGTAACTAATCCAACAGCGGTAAACACATCACCTTTTTGGAAATCATATCCAGGTCTAACAATTCTAAATGTTCTAACCTCTCCAGTTTCAGATCCAATACCAATTGGTTTAATATAACCACCACTATAATAATTGTGTGTTATGGTAGATGTACCAACGTTTACTGTGAATGTTTTAATACCAACTACATCAGTGACCACATAATCATATCCTCTGCTTCCATCTGGGAATAAATTAGTAGTTATGCCAACCTGAACATAACCACCACCAACATAATAGTGTGAAATTGTAGAAGTTCCTACGTTTGTAGTAAATTCTGTTCCAAATCCAACATTATTTACTGGGAAATAGTAACCTTGAGAACCATCTGGGAAAATAGTGGTTGTACCATATCCAGAAGAATCACAAGAGAAATTAAGATCAAATAGTCTGATGATATCTCCAGATAATTGGAGATGATTCCAGGCGGTACTAACAGTCATAATCCCAGTAAAATTATCATAAGTTACTGATGTGATTCCAATAGTTGCTCCAGCACCAATTGGACAATCAAATTTCAGATCATACATCTGAAGATGTTTTCCTACTGATAAATTATGTACGGAATCTGTTGTAACCGTCATTATGCCAGTCGATTTATCATAATTTGCAGTTACAATTCCAATGGTTCCACCAAATTCACTT